TCTTCTACTTCACCTGTTACTGCGTTATAAACAACTTTCTGTTTATACTTATCCATAACAGAACGCAAGTATTGTTCTGCTTTAACCTTTGGAAGATTACCAACGTCAATATAAAATATTCTACGTTCTGGTGCTCTTGCCAAACGATAGATAACAAGTGAATCCTCAATCATTCTTAACTGATTGTAGGGTTTAATAGCTTTGTAAAGATAACCGATAACAACTTGTTTCTCTGGATCAATAACACCTGAATGAACATAAGAAATAGCATCAACGGAAACTTTAATCTCCTCCGTGAAACGTCCATGAGGAAAATACTGTCCAGTTTCTTGATCTGGTCTATAAATAAAATACTCTTCGATTTCTTTTACAAACTCAACACTTGTAACTGGGTCTTTTTCTTTTTTTATCTCTCTTACTTTTTTGATATCAAGTGCATCAACTGAAAGTAAAGCTTTGATTCCTTCAATCTCTTTTCCCCTATCTACAATGATGTGATGATAAATTTTTCCATCAACATACCATTTCTTAAATAGGTCTGCACCATTTTTATTGAAATCTAAAAGTTTAACAATCTTTTTAAACTCTTCACTTATTTTTGATTTAATGGATGAACTAAGTTCAACAGCATCTAAAGAAATAGCAACGGACGTTTTCCCTGTCTCGTGTAGAACGGATTCATTAACAACATCTGCAATAGCCAAGTCCACTTCTTGTGTCATTGACATTTCTCGATATTTTTGAATTAAAAGATTTTCATCCTTTGCGTCAATATCTGTATTGAGATACGTTCCTACAAATCCACCACCTTCAACATAGGTAATAGCACCGTCATCATTTTCCGGTGTTATGAACGAACCAACTTCTTTATTTTTTTTTGAAAGTGTAAATCCAAATATATCGAATGCCATAAAAAATTACCTTTACTTAATTATTAAAATGAAGGGGGAGCGAACTCCCCCTCGTCAAAATTAGAAGTTGAATCCAACTTGAACTGGCCCGATCTTGATATTTCCACCAACGGAGATATCTATACCAGAACCACCTTGAGCACCATCACCAGCATTACTATCAATCGTGAAGTAGTTAACTGCAAATGTTACTTCAAACTCTTCGACACTATCGTTAGTATCAGCATCAAGTGTGATAGCTGCTGCAGATGTTGGAAAACATTCCATTCGATAAGTACGAATGATATTGTTTTGACGATCCAACTGTGAAACAGAAGCTTGACCATAATAACCAATATCATCACTTCCAAAATCAGAGTAGTTAGCAGTATGGGCTTGAATTCTACCCATCCAACCTTCTAGTGCTGAACGATTCTGCCAATCAGTATCGTTTAGAAGTGTGATACTCCAATCTTCAAATGTTCTGTCGCCAGGAACCTGAAGTTTTCGACCACGATAAGGAACTTCAACCTTTCCAAGTGTAGAAGCTGGAATGGTTGTAGCTTTACACAAAAACTCTAAATCTGTAAAGAGTTCAGGTGCTCCGTTAATACTTACTCTGAATAAATTAGGTCTTACTCCACCTTTAAACTTTGCTGCAAAATCTGAAATGGTAGGCATCTTTAATACTCCTTTAATTTATATATATATTTATAATACTTTAACCGCCGATTTCTGAAAAAGAAACATCAGTTCGAGCAGCAATGAAGTTAAGTTGAATGAAGTTGATAGACCTTGCTGGTTTGATATAAATATCTCCAACAAAATTATTAGTATCAATAACTTGACCCGTATTATTAGAACTATCACAAACTACTTTAAAGTCAGTAATACCTCTTCGACCTTGAACATCTCTCAAAAATGGAGAAACGATATTTACAAATTGTGCTCGTGTGAACTCATCATTGAACTCAAACAACAATGCTTTAGCAGCAATTGCGATTGCTTTCTCAAGAACGATGAACAACCTACGAACATTGATTCGGTCAAATGCACTAGGCAGAACTTGCATAGTCTTATCACCGAAAAGAAGTACACCAGCACCTCTTGGAGTAATCAGTGGGTTAACACCAATTTGATACAATACATCACGGTTAGCTTTGTTTGCTTCCCAAGAAAGTTTTACAATATTCTTGATAGTACCACGGTTGTAACCAGCAGGACTCCACCAAGCATCATTCGTAAAATCTGTTCTTGCACAAAGACCGGCAATATCACCGTTCATTGGAACGTATGTGAATACATCGTTATATCGGTCATACTGATATTTCCATGCACCATCCATAACTGCATAACTTGAAGAACCAAGTGATGTGTTATCTACTTCTAGTGCTGCAACCGCTGCACTGTTTGAAGCAGGATTAACTACTGAAGCACGACTAGGTGATACAAGAGCAATACAATCTTTTCTTACAGAAGTAATGTTGTCGATAATGTAACGACTAACTGTAGTATTACCAGCACCACCCATTACCAGAGTAACATCAACAACTTCTGGTTCTTTGAAAAGATCATACGCTGCAGTCATCTCACCAATTGACAAATCATTGTCATCAACACCACCAGCTAATGAACCACCGGGCATTGTGTTTGCTGCAGTTGTACTATTAAGACGCATGAATCGACTACCAGATTTTAATGAACCAGCCATTACATAACCTGTACTATCCTGTGTAACACCAGTAGCAGTCAATTGTCCAACAGCACCTAACCAAACATAACTTGATTGTGTACGCAAAACATTTCCAACGTAGTTTGAACCACCGTCAATTTTCTTTGCATCTTTTGCTTTACTTACATATGCATGACGTTCAATAACTTCACCCGGCTCGTTAGTAAACAAACCATCTTCATCAATAACCATGATATGCATTTCGTCATGGTTTCTTGTGTATGGTTCATCCTTAACAACCTTTGTAGGTGCAACAGTTTTAACAGGTGAACCACCTGTGGTTGCTGTAGTAACTACGAATTGTCCAGTTAACGGTGTATATGCAACATAAGTATCTGTAGCACCACCACCTGCAACAACCGTCCCTGTAGCAGAACCCTGTGTAATTACATCACCAACAGCATAAGCATTAGCAGTTGCTGTGAATTCTAGGTAATCTGTAGTTTTACCGTCCCAACCATTAGCTCGTGCAACATCAGAAGATGTTCCAGGCCTTCGGTCAAATGCAGCTTTAAACTTCTTTTGTAGTGCAAGTACTTCACCAGTGTTACCTGTTTTGTCCCAACCATATCCGTCTATTGCATGGACTTTGAGTGAGTTCCCTTTTGCGCCGGGATATTTTCCGATAAAAAGTTGGTCTGTAAATGCTGAGATATCACTATCATAATCATCTACATTTTGAACAACTGATGGTGTACCAGCATCAACATCACCGACACACGCGTTTAGTGCAGCTGTACCAACATTCCTTACAACTATTAAATTATTTGTGTATGACAGATAATTTGCAGCAACGTGAAATGACTCAACAACATTTGAAGCACCATTTGCATCTTTAGGTTCTCCAAAAATTCTTACTAGATCATTTTCAGTTGTTACGGTCTGTCTTTCTAATACTGGGCCCCACTGATATCCACCTGCGATAGCACCAATACTTGTAGCTACATTCGGTACAACAGTTGTTAAATCTCTCTCTGTAACAACGATGCCCGGGCTGACTTGAAATGGCATTTTATTCTCCTATACAATTGTTTACATTTTTTATATTGATATATTTTTTATTCAATCAAAACATAATATATTTAAGAAATTAAATTGTTTCCCACACGGTTCCTTCAGAGTCAACTTCATACTCTTTTTGATTCATACCATTATTGATATATCCAAATGGTGTTGTAAAATCTTCAATATTCTGTAATTGATTTTGATATAAATTGTCTCTTATATTTTGGTTATTCAAATCTTTAAAATATTGTTGATCTACCAACCATGCAAATAATACTAATGTTATAGCTAAATCATCATGTGAACCGTCATCTGCTGAAAAGGAATCACCAGAAGAAACAAAAGTTGTCAGTTCGGAAATCATATCATAATCGGGTATAAGAAGTTTATCTTCTTCCAATAAGGATTTTAGATTTGAACATCCGAGTTTTTTCATTGCTCGTGTTGTTCTTACTCCAAAAGAAGAATCCTTCTTTACACCACCACTTAACTGTTGGCCATGTCTTCCATACCAAGATGTTGAAAATAAATATTCGTATTCTAAATCGTGGTGAAGAACATCAGCAACCTGTGAACCAATGTCATTTATCTCTACTAAAATATAAGCATCATTATATCTCTTTCCAACTATATTTATAATATTCGGAAAGTGTAGGGGTGCAACTTGATTATTTTTGTACTTTGCAACCACCTTATATGGTATTTCTGTAGTATCAAACACACTAAATGCAGAATAATCGAGTCCTTGACCCCTTGCAACGTCCACCGTCATAACATATGAGCCACCTTCAACGGGTTCTTCATATACATCTAAACTATCCTTAGTGAATAAGGGTGTTTTGAATGATAATTCTTGTAGTTTTTCGGTAGATACCAGAGTATTACTTGAACCTAGAAAGTCTGCTTCATACTCTTGACGGAAAGCCTCTTCCCCTATTGTGCTGACAATCTTTGTTCTCCATTCCTGATCTCGGCCAGGAACATTAGACCAATGCACCTTGAATGGAACAAAACTATTGTTTCCGTTTACTGCATCATTCCAGAATTTATAAAAAAGGTTGAAACCATTTGGAGTTGAAACAATAATAACTTTTGTTTCTTGACCAGACGAAATTGTAGGATAAACTGATTTGATAAACTCTGTGGCGATATGCCTGTGAACGTGAGCAAACTCATCCAGTAGAATAACTGAAAATGAAAATCCACGAATTGCTGAGGATGAGGTTGAGGATGCAATTATTTTACTACCATTCTCAAGCTCCATCGAACCTTTGTTCCATTCTCTCAAACCTTGCTGAAGAAACTTTGGAAGATGTTGATAAGAGGTTTGAATCCTTCCCAATATCTCTCTAGCTGTAATTGCTTTGTTCGCAAGAATTCCAATACATTTATCTTTATTGAAAAGTGCGTAATGTAATATCCAACCAATAGTAGTTGTAGTCTTACCAACCTGTCTACCAGTTTTTACAATAACATTTCTATTTTCAGTTATTGTCTCTATTAATTTTTTCTGAAAATCGTACATCTCAAATTTCATGAGGCCTTTATCAACATGAACGATTTGCACATAGTTTTCTAAAAAGTAAATTGGGTCATTAGCACATTTGATGTACTCTTCAATTTCTTTCTTAGTAAACTTATGGGGTATGTCACAACCCTTTAGTAGACTATTACCTAAGTATGAATCTGCCATTTATTTTTTCTTTTTCATTTCAAGAAGTTCTTGAAGTTCTTTAGTGCTTCCAACAAACAAATTATTTTCGTTTTTCACTGGAGTCTTAGTGTCTTCAACTTCTTTTTTTGTTTTTTGTAAAATCAAAAGTTCTTTAGTAGTTGCAGCTAATGAATTAATCATTTGTACTGCAACCTCAAATGCTCTAGGTTGTTCACCCTCTTTTGCAATTGACAAAAGTTCTTCAAGTGCGTCATTACCTTTTTCGATTAAACTATGATATTGATCTCTTGAAAAATCATAGTCACTCGTTAAGTCAGTCGTACCAACGGTTACAGGACGTACCATTTCTTTTTGTACTTCTGGTATATCAATAATATCGTCAGCAATATCTAAAACATCATTTAATTTTTGCACTGTAGTTTTCTTCATAAATTATAATTCAGTTGTTGTAGTAGTAAAACCAAAATCGTCATCAGGATCAGCAGTAAGTGGATTTGGTTTTATGTCAATGTTTGTATCTTTCTTATCGTTAAAGTTTGCACCAATGTTTGCATCAACTTCACGAATAATTCCTTGATCTTCTGAAGGCCCATAGAAATAACCTTGAACAGTAAAACCTAAAGTATGTATCAATGCTCTTCTAGTAAGAAAGTCACCTTCATAAGTATCTTCGGTTGATAGACTATTCATTACAATTGGTA